GCAATCGAAGCCCCGACATCCTGGAATGTAGCCCCCATCTGTGATGCTATCGGCAAAACCTGTCCCAGCGATGCCGCCAGTGCTGCCGGTTCAGCCTTACCCTCACGGACTGTTGCCACAAGTGCATCTGTTGCCTGTTGTGCGTTTAACACCGCCGGACCATAAGCGTTCATGGCAGACGTGACAAGGTCAGCAACTACCTTAGTATCACCAAGCCCTGCCGCTGCCGCCTTTGCCGACATTTCAAGGACATCCATTGCATCAGCACCCCGCAGACCTGCCGAAGTGATGAAAAACAGTGCATCACTCAACTCCTTCGGTCCCTTGCCGACAGCCGGAGCCAAATCAAGTATATCCTGCTTCCATGCTTCGACCTGGTCTTTTGAAACACCAACCAGCCCGATGACTTTAGACATATTTGCCTCAAAGTCCTTGTAAAACTTAAATGTAGCACCGCCCGCAACCGTCAAAGGTAAAGTAAGGTACATCGACATCGACTTCCCGACACTTTGCATTGCCGAACCTGTGCTTTTAAGCGTCTTGTTTATCCCTGCAACCGATGCCTTTGTTGATGCTGCAAATTTCCGCATTTGCATTTCAGCCCTGACAAGTGCCGTGGTATCAACGCCCAGCGTAGCATATAACGTCCCTAAGTTCATTGTTTCTTATTTTGAATTTCAGCAAAACTTTTCCACCGTGCCAGGAAATCCTCTGCCGTCTGGACAGGAGTCTCCTCTTTCTGCCCGTCCCACTTCGGGAGAAAATCCTTTAAGTTTTTTAATTTTGTCCCTTTTTTGGAATGTACCCGTATAGCAATATTTGTCATAGTCATTAATATATGGGCAAAATGAAAATCAGTCCGCCATTTTCCAATAGGGTCTATCGAGTTAAATGCCTCCCATTCAAGAAGCTGCTCCGCCGTTAACTGCTCAAGAAGAAAGTCAGGATGAGGATAACCCAGTGCAAGACACAGCTGAAACTGGAATTGCCGGGATACCCTCGCTTTTAGTTTTTTATTTGCTCCTCCTTGTCATCCTGCGTTATCTTGTTTAACCGCTGTGATACGTCAACAATCAGTTCAAGCGTGGCAGCATCAATGTTATTGTTCAGCGTACTGACATCGGACGGCTTGAATATTAAAACCCCGTTATCATCACATACTGTTGCAACTGCCAGTTTTGCCTTGTAGTTTACCGTATCCGTTTCAACCTGGATATTCACTCCCTTGCCTGTCTGCCTTAACATTGACCGTTCCAGCTCTTCTTTTTCCTTTCCTGTCATCTGCCGTACAAAAACATAATCCGTTTTGGTCAGCATAACTTTTTCTTTTTTTAACTCGACTTTTTGCAATAAAAAATCTCTTGCCAATAAACCCATTTGATTAATTTTTTAAAAGTTAAAATTCCTGATTAGAATTCATTAAATACTAAACTCCCGAAACGGCACCCGAGCCGCTTCCGCTGTTGATTGTAACCTCACCGGTTACCTTGATTTCTACGTCCATCGTTATTGCATCATCATAGGTGATGTTCAATGGAAGATTAGTAACATACCCGGAAAATTCAATAGCCGACTGTTCGGTATCCGGCAGTACGATTTCATAATCAACCAGCGATGAACTTTGATAATCAGTCTTCATTGCCTCGTATCCGTTACGGGTAAAATGCATGTTCAGCGATACTGTTCCGCCATCCCTGAATGACGGGATGTATTCACGGTATCCGCCTGTTGAATCAAGGCTCGTAACTTCAATCGTTTCCCTGCTAAGTGTCGGACCGTTAATGCTCCTCACTTCTGCAATGTTCGACCATCCTGAGCTGTACTTGCGGAATAGTGTTCCAACTCCACCAACTGCATTACTCATTTGTTTACCTCCTCTGTAAATTAAAATTTATAATTAACCTAATCCTGTTATTTGTGTCCCAGTCCAGCAAGGCCGGTCCGCTCGAACAATATATAACAGTGTAAAATGCGTCATTCCATGTTTCCCCTGCAATGCCATGCAGACAGTTTACTATGCCGTGGGCAATCGTCCACGCATCGCTTTGCTTTTTATTACGGACACGAATCTGAACAGACGGGCGTTCATAATGTGTCGCCTGGGAATTGGAATCAAGTGTCACCATTACCGGCATCCCAGGTGTATCGAATATCGTTACACAATTATCGGGCGTGGATGGCTCCAACCCGCGAAACAGGTTTACGGCATAAGCCAGTCCAAGGCTGCTTTCAGCCTCCAGTATATCTTTAATATCTTCGCTCGGTGCGTTCATCGTATCTGTGCGTTTTTCTTAATGCTATCCATAATCCGGGGAATGTTCCGCTTTAATGATGCTTCAAAGAATTTAGGTCCGCTTCCCGGCCTGTTCCAGTTAATATGCTGCCGGGTGCTGCTTTCAAATCCCCTGTCAACCATTTCATGCACGAAAACGGCATAATTGGCAGTAAATCCCATCACCACCCCCGGACGGCCTTTTGAATAAAATGGGCTTGTAAACCAACTGCTCCGAAGGTTCCCTGTGTCAACAGGAATCAGCGGAGGGGTTTCATCCATGTCCCTGCGGACAATGATAGCTGCATCAATCAGCCCTTTCATTGCCAGTCCTTCCGTTTGTGCCGTAACTTTCCTGAGCCGTCCTATAACCTGTTCTATTCCCTTTAACTCGTTCATAGGTATATTGTTATTAATTCTTCATTATGGTTTAACCCCGGTATTATGTCAATCCTTTGGATTTCAAAAGCACCATCAGCATCTTTTGGATTTTCAGGGTTTGAATCCAAATCATCAAGTGTTCCCCTGTACAGCCATCCTTCCGTGAAAAACCCGACACTCGGCTCTTCGGCAACATAGATAACTGCATTGCTCATTTTTTCCTTGCCGGTTTTATCCCTGTACAATTTGCTGACACGTTCCCACCGGCAACTGAACTCAACGGCATCGCCAGTTATCCCGCCTTCGCCGTCAGGTGTGATGTTTCCCCAGTAAACAGCCGTATCACCTGCATATTTTTTTATGAACTCCTTAAATCCCATATCTTAAACATCATAGTCACTTTCCACTGAACGTATATTTGCAACCCGTTTCCCTATGTTTGCCATTTTGCCGGTTGTATCCATTGTCAATACTGCCTGCCCGTATGGTGTACTTGACAGGTTTTGCCCGTATTGCCCGGTGTATTTTATCTGTGCCTCGCCAATCTTCACGTTATCACCCATCCTTTCCAGTGTGGAAGCAAGATAATGAGCCGCCAGAAACCGTTCTATTTCTTTTAGTGATGTTGCGCCCATTGTCGTATCACCGCTGAAAACCCTGTTAACAACCTGGTTTGCCATCGTGATAAAAATCTCGATAACCGTTGCTTCGGCTGTTACATTGGTCATTATGTCTGTGACATCTTCTGCCGTTACCCTTACTGCCATTTTATGATTCTTTAAATGTCCATAAATTAATCAAAAAATCATCTGAATTTGTTGCATCCGTTTCCCAGATAAACATTTCAGGTTCTGTTGAATATGTTATTATATAATTCATACTTTTATTTTTTGCCGGGCTTTCCACATTTTTGGTTCTATGAAATTTGGAATCTCACTGCTCCATTCCAGACCCAGCCATTCCAGCATCTCATGTATCTGCGAATAATCGCCTTTTATCATTTTCTCCGGGTGAACCTGCTTTACGTTCAGCCCTTCCATTATCATTTCCACGAATCTCGCTTTATGCTGTTCAACCCACCATGTCCAGCCTTCGGCTTCTGTTTTTGCCCCTACTGCCCTCTGGTTTTCAGTCCTTGCAAAAGCCCGCATAAATCCGGTGTGCATACAACTGTTGACAATGTCTTCAGTTTTTCTTCGCACGATAATCCATTTGGCATTTGGAAAGGCATAATGCCATACCGGGAAATGCAGGCACATTTTCGCCCCTTTGTACATCCATTTGCCTCCCGGATAACCTTCATCTATCATCACCTCCTCAACCTGCTCCCGCCAGTTTACAGGGATTTTCAGCCCCTTGATGTCCGGCAGCGGGTATTGCCCCAGCGGGTCACCTTTCACCTCCCTGAAATATGGCTT